ATCCGCAAAGATGATCTGCGGCGCCGGTTCAAACGACTGACGAAGAAAGATGTTGAGGCAGTCACTGTGTATAACCAGATGCGCCCGACCCAACATGAATCAAGTTACGAGGGTGATTCATTTCACAACACTGGCATCCAGAATATTCGCTACACCAAATCTTCAGCTGGAGGTGGCGGAGATGAAGGCGTTGCATTTGTCCGAGTAATAGAAGTTTGGGATAAGCGCGACAACCACGTTAAGACTATGGTTGAGGTCGTGAAAAGGTAGGCCATTGAGCCCTATCAGCCGCCGTTCGGTTCCTCACGGTTCTACCCTTATTTCAGTTTGATGTTATTCCCGACTGACGGCGCACGACATCCGCAATCATTGTCGTTCCGATTGAAGAAATTGCAGGACGAGTATTCATCTAAGCGTTCGAACTCGCGGCTAGCTTCTGAGCGCTCGATACCGGGCACCATCTTTGACGCAACTGGTGTAAAGCCGGAAGACGCCAAGAAAATTGAGAACTCAGTGTCGATGGAAATGATTGGTATCAACCCAGTGAAGGGTGACGACATCCGCAAGTTGTTCGCTGCGAAACCGATCCCGACTGTCGATCCACTCGTCTTCGACACACGTTCAGTTCTGAATGACATGGAGCGCGTCTCCGGCGTCCAGGAAGCATTATCGTCCGCTATCACAGTTCAGAAGACTGCGACCGAAGCAAAAATACAGGACGTTGGTTTCAACTCTCGTACTGGCTCCGATCGTGATAGCCTGGAAGATGTTTTGCAAGAGCTGGCCGAGTACACGCTGGAACTTGCTATCCAAGGTATGTCGCACGAGATGGTTGTCCGTATAGCCGGCGCAGCTGCGTTCTGGCCAGAGGACATGGAATACGAAGACATCATAACTCTTGCCGAGATCGAGATCAAAGCAGGCACCACCGGGAAGCCAGATGACGAATCGCTGCGCAACTCGTGGAGCATTTTGTTACCGCTAGTCCAGGCCGTCATGGAGCAGATCCAGCAGGCGCAGATTACCGGCAATGTGCCGATGGCTACCGCACTCAGGAATCTGCTGCAAGAAACTTTCCGGCGCCTCGACGAGCGCATTGACGTCGACCAATTTATACCGCAGGGTGAGTTGGAGAACCTACAACCTGTCATTGAGGGAATGTTGGGACCCGGCGGGGTGCCCACACCAGGTGCCGGAGGCCCAACTACAGCAGCAGATGCAAACACATTAGTTTAACTACAACGGAGCAACATCATGCCAGACGAAAAGAAACCGGACGAGAAGCCGGAGAATAACGAGACACCCGAGATTGACGAGACCGCGCTATATGACGCAGTGAGCGGCGCAATCGATGAAGTCACAATCACACCGGAGAAAAAAGACGATGACGACGACGAAGGAACTGAGAACGACGATGAATCCGGCGCAGACGTTGCTGGAAAAACTGACGAAGATGACGCGGACGCGGCCGGGAGTGGAGACGCTGGGACCGCAACTGAAGGGGACAAGGAAAGCGCTGAGGAAGGGAAGACGGCGGACGAGAAAGATGCCGGGGACGATTCTGCAGCTGCAGATTCTGAAAGCGGAGATGATCCTAAGAAAAAGGATGACGAAGCTGGGGGTAAGCCAAAAGTTGGCGATGACCCTGCGGACAAAGCTGATCCCGTCAACGATCCGATACCTGAGTCAACCAACGAGAAGACTGCAGAACGCATTAAATCCCTTATTGGCCTCGTCAAAGACAAAAGTGGCTCCGAAGATCAACGCAATGAAATAGTCGAGCAGATCCAAGCGACAGGTACAGACCCGGAGCAGTATGCGAACACGCTCGGTTTCCTGAAACTGTACAACAGTAAAGACAGCGCTCAGCGCAAGCAAGCACTTGACGTCGCCCGCGGGATTGTAAAAGAACTCGCGCTTGAACTTGGTGAAGGCGCCTCGGTCACCAAACTGAGTGACCATGATGATCTGCAAGCTGAAGTCGAAGCTGGCACCTTGACTGAAACACGGGCGACCGAAATCGCTTCAACGCGCGAGCGTCAAAAGCTGCAGGATTCCCGTGACGCGGCTGCGGCTACAAAAGACGATGATACGGAGACGACTAATGCCAACATCGTCGCTGGTAAAAACCAACTCGACGCGCTTGAGACTGAACTGCGTACCAACGATAAAGATTATGCTGACCTGCGGGAACAGTTCATCGGTCTGCTGAAACCGTTTTTACGACGCACGCATCCAACTGAGTGGGGTGAGGCTGCGCGGGAAGTATACGATCAAGTCAAGTTGATGCCGCGCACTGCAGTATCTAAGCCGAAACCGAAACCGAAGAATACACCGTTGCGACCGAAACAAAGCGCCGGTGGTGGCAGCGACAAGAAGACGGAGGCGGAAGATGCGGTGGGGGCAGTTACCGACGCTCTTGCGAATATGTGATATCAGCATTCTTAACGCGAAAGATACCCGCGCCGCATCCGTACGGGCATACTAAGGGGGACCCCCAGCGCTCGCAACTCTATATAATGGAGCGTGAGTTCATGGGGGCTTCCGTTTACCACGTCGTCAGTCAGTTCGACCTACAAACGATCACAGATCATGCATGTCGGTACTATAGAATTCCGGTCGTTCCAGTGACCGTCTATGATAACCCGGACGACCGTTCTCTGGGCGAGTTTGCCCGTTATGAAGTCGACGGCGAAATGAAAAGTCCCCGAATACACCTTAATCGCGGTTTCCATGGCGCCAATGTGTCTACACTTCTGCACGAGCTGGCGCACTATGTAACCGGTCAACTCTACGTGGACTATGCATCACATGGCCCCCAGTTTGTAGCTATCTATATGCATCTGCTGGATAAGTATAGGATTATGCCGAGTTGCGCCTTTCGTGCGCTCGCAAAGAAATGCAAAGTTCAGATCGCTGGTAAATTCAAACCTTGACAGTCCCAGAGTAAGCGGGCTAATATCTCGTTAATTGTTATATCTGCTGATTCAGCCTAGCTTCAGCAGCAAATGTTTGCAGACCGAAAGGTCGTGGTCGAGGTTCGACAACTTGGCTCGTCAGTACTACGCTGACACACTGCGTCGTTATCCGAGTGGGCACAGGCTCAGGGCAAGTAGACACAATTATGTGTCTGTTTTGTTAACCAACTGAGGACACGATAATGGCTTTTAATGCAGAACAACTCGCCTATGGTGGGCGTGCTGCCATCGATTTCTTCCTGAAGAATGATCCGATTGACCAGATCAATACGGCTCATCCTCTGTTCGAGAAATTGGTCTCGACCAAACAGGAATATGCTGGCGGCAAACAATTCGTAGTTGAGCAGATTCGCGAAGCGAATGACTCCAACTTCCAGGGCTACTTCGGCGACAGCCAGGTAACCTACAACAGAAAGCGTACGCTCAATCAGGCCCAGTACGAGTACGGCTCTTTCCATGATGGCTTCGGTTTGAACGAGGATGAACTCGTGCAGAACGGTATCACCATGACTGATGACCGCAACGCTTCCCCGACTGACTCTGAAAAAGTCCAGCTGACCAATCTCATAAAAGAGAACATGGAAACGCTGAAACTTGGCATGACCGAGGGCATGGACAAAATGCTTCACCGGGACGGCACCCAGAGCACGCTTGAGATTGCTGGTCTCGATTTATTGATCGCTACGGCACCGACGACCGGTACCGTTGGCGGCATCGATGCAGCCGCAAAGAGTTACTGGCGGAACGCTTTCTCGCTGGATATCACCCAAGCGAATCTGGTCAAGCAGATGGAAATCGAATGGCGGAACTGTGTACGCTTCGGCGGCCAGTCTCCGAACTTCATCCTTGCTGGTGAGACCTTCATTGACACGTATCGCGCTGCTGCAAACAGCGAGATCGATCGTCAGTTGAATGTTTCGGGTCGTGGTCCTGCAAACTTTGACGCATCAGTTGGTCAAGGCACGCGGACTGGCCTCTTCTTCAAGGGCGTCGAGATCATCTGGGACCCAGTGTTCACAGTGCTTGACACCGAAGATTCGCCGGCCCAGGAATGGGATTCCCGTTGCTACTTCATCAACACGCGTCACCTGAAGTTGCGCCCGATTAAGGGCCATTGGATGGTCGGCCGTAAGCCGCCCCGTGTATATGACCGGTATGTTCAATACTGGGCTACCACGGCCAAAACCGCACTGACGACTGGTAAGCGACGCGCTCACGCCGTCCTGACCGTCACCGGTTCCTAATCACCTGTTCCATTACGAGGATATTGAAATGAGAACTTTAAACATTGCGAAGGACGTAGCCACCACGGCCGACGTTCAGAGCACGGCGGTTGACTTGAACACCAAGAAGATTCCGTTTGTACCTGGTTACTCAGCTGTCCTGGCACTTGTGCTTGATGGCTCCGATGACCAAGTGCTCACGCTTGAAGGTGCTGACGATGCTGCGTTCACGTTGAGCGTTACGTCGTACTTTGTGGAAACCATCGGGGCCGCTTCTGCGGTCAGTAAGACGGTTTTTGCAAACGTGGACATAACGAAGCAGTTCATTCGCGTGAAATCTGTCGAAGGAACTACCGCACTTGGTGCTTTCTCGGCCGACCTGCTCCAAAACTAAGTACGACTGGAGCCCGGCAATCCTGCCGGGCTCCGTTTTTGCTCAACCACGTCTATAGGAGAAAACTAATGACGCGCATCACCCACACACAGATTGAAATCACACAAAACCCCATGCTGAAAGCACCCATAGTTGTCCCGCAGTGGGAGGCTCACGTAGTTCTAGCCCTTTGGGGTGAAGACGCGCAGATAACCGGTACAACCGTTATCAACCGGGAAATTCCAGAGGCTAACGACGAGTTTACACGCCTGGCAAATAAATACGGCCCACGTGACGAAGACATTCCGTTCGTTGCTCGGGTTTACGGTAGCTTCGGCCCTGGCTTGCGCGCGCTTGAGAATGAGTTCCAGGCGTCTACCGCTGGCTCTCCGGTCAAGTCACAAGCAGCTCAGGTTACAGAAGTGCGGCCTGACGTTATAGCGCCGGAAGTATTGGCAGGTTTCAATGGCTCACAGGCTCCAACAGCTCCCGAAGACGTTCAAGCAAACGCTCCGCTGAAATCTACGCAGGTAGTTTCGGAAGCGGTTCCATTGACGCTCGAAGAAGGCGCCGATGCAGTCGTTGGTGGACTGACCGACGAGCAGATAGACGCTATCGACAACGTTCCGGCTTTGGACGGCAACACTATTGACGGTGCCCCGATGGACGAGTACATGAATGACATTTCCGACCTGACTGGTGAGGGAGAAGACCCACAGGTCGCGTAACAAGTTTCTCCGTAGTACGATGTGGTGTGACTGCTTGGGCCGGGTAACACCGGCCCTTTTTTAAACAGGAATAGGACATGGCAACACTAAATCCAGCAGTAACAACAGGCGCGTATACAGACACGCTGAAGATTCTGCGCGACCGTGTTCTTATCCGATTAGGTTTCGCCGCACAACTCGCGAGTCTGCCACCTGGCATGGCTGCGCTCATCAACGAATTTTTGTCGAGTGCGCAGATCCAACTGGCCCAACGGTTTCCTGAATTAGTAACGGAGAGATTCTATACGTGGACAATGGTCATAGGGACCCGCTTCTATACAACGACGTCGGACGACGAGGGTGCAACGTCGCCTGACTTCATCCTGGACCCGAAAAAGATCACATGGATTGGTATCGAAGACTTAAACGGCACCTTTACCCCGTTGATAGAAGGAATCAATCCTACGTTGTATACCACAGAAGCGAGCGATGGACTTCCGCGTCTATATGAGATTCGGCAGGCCATTGAAGTTTTTCCGGCGCCAGCTGAAACGTACAAACTGCAGGTGAAAGGCCGGCCGCTGAACTTTGCATTCGCCGCTGATGGTGATGTCGCGACGATTGACCCAGAACTTGTATTCCTGCTCGCCCTTGCGAATGCGAAGGCACATTACAATCAGCCAGATGCGTCGATTTACTTCACGCAGGCGACGAACCATCTCGGCCAACTGGTTGCTGGATCGCACGGCACCAAACGATATGTGCCGGGCGTTGAACTGGCTTCCCCTGCTATTCAGCCAAGACTTATTACGTTCCTTCCGCAGGGTTAGCGATGGCTAGGCAAGAGAATCTTACAGTCATTAAGGGCGGGCTGAACCGTCAGCGCACAAAAGGCGCTGCGTTAAAAGACTCCCTCTTTGATCTGTTGAACGGCTTCGTCTCGACTGAGAAAACGGTCAAAGTGCGGCCGGGAACCTTACTAACAGAAACGCTGACGACTGGTACCAAAGGACTTGTCCACTTCGATGGTAGCTTCCATGTGTTCGCGTCGACAACTATCGCTGTGCCCGCAGGATTTACATTGAACATTTTGAAGTCACCGAACGACGAGACTTTCACGAT